TATAAAAACATTTTTAGACAGGGATATTATTATAGCAGAGATGGGTAACATAAACAACTTTGTTACATGCAAGCTTGTTGATATTGAAGAAGACTTTGAAACTGGTTTTTTTAAGTTTTCTTTTTTCATACGAGAAAGCAATGGTAATATAAATGCTGAAAAACATTATATAATAAGTGAATACTCCAAAGGCGGAGACAAGTTCTTTGAGTACATTCAATCGCAAGCTAGTACGCTTTGGACGATACAACACGATTTAAACAAAAAACCTTCAGTTACAGTTTCAGCGCCCTTTTCAGATGAGGAAGTGGTGGGTAAAGTAAAATACGAAGATAACAACAAATTAACAATAACTTTTAACGCCGCATTTTCCGGCAAAGCTTACTTAAACTAACAACATGGCAGATATTAAATACTTAGTCGGATTAGATGTAGATGGGAACATTAATCTTAACACAAAAGAATTGCAGTTCGCATCAATACACCCCCTTGCTGCAAACCCAGCTTCCCCATCTCCTTCAATTGGTCAAACCTATTGGAATACCGTTAACGACGAACTAAGGGTGTATAACGGATCCGTTTGGATTGCTGTTGGGGCAGATACAAATTATGGCCAATGGCAAATCACTGACGGGACTCAAACAGATGACGTAACAACTGATCAAATTGTTAAGTTTGCCGCGGGAGCAGCCGGAACAGCAGGAGCGGGACTATCGGGGAGCGGAACAGCTCTTGACCCTTACGTGATTACTTACAGATTTCCAAACGACTTTTTAACAGGCCTTAGCTTTGACGATACTAACGGTATACTTACCGCTACTGTTTCTAATCAAACAAACGTTACTGTAGATCTTGACGGGAGATATGCACTAGCAAGCGATATTCCTACTAATATAGTAGAAACAATAACAACTACAGACGGTACGTATATAAATTTAACGCCAAATTCTCCCACCGATGGTGCGGTAACAGTTACGGCTGAGTTATCAGGGGTTGACGGTATTGCGGCAGAAACATCAGCAGGAAACGGCGTAAGATATTTATCAAAAAACAATAAGTGGGCTGAAATATCTTCTATACCTGGAACTTATGAGTGGGAAATACAAGGTGACACAGGTGGTCCAACAGCTGTAGCTTCAGGTGATGCTATTGATTTTGCAGGAGGAACTAATGTTACAACTGCTTTTTCGGGTACTACGCTGACTATTAACTCTACAGATCAGTTCCAAGGAACGCTTACTGGTATAACAGAGGGACCTGGTATTACAGTAACCGCATCATCTACTTCGCCTACTGTGGCGGTAGATTACTTAGGCGTTGACAACTATATATTAGAGCCCAACTCCCAAGTAATCGCAGATGCTGATGATATAATAAACTTCAGCGATGACACTGACAATAATGTAAAGAAAACCGCTTTAGGTGACATACCGATTGCAGCTTTGACAGAAGTTAAAACTTATATTGATAACTCTGTTGCGGGTGGGCTTATTTATCAAGGGGGCTATAATGCAGCAACTAATACGCCGGATCTAGATGTTTCGCCAAGTTCATCAATTGAAAAAGGTTGGACATATACCGTAACGGCTGACGGTAGCTTCTTTACAGAGCAAGTTAGAGTTGGTGATTTACTTATTGCGGAAATAGACTCGCCTACATCTCTGAGTGATTGGACAACAGTTCAGAACAATATTGACTTAGCTAGTTCGACGCAGATTGGTATTGGCAATGTCGCGGCCTCCACATCCGACTCTTTACTGGGCGTAAATGTAAGTTATTCATCAGGTACAGCGAGTGTTGGGTTAGATATAGACGGCCTGCCAAACTTTGGTAGTCTTATAGGCACAGACACAGCTTCTATAAAAATACCAGTATTTGACGGGGACCAAGACGACCGAAACGAGAGTATAGAACTTGAGCAACTTTTTAGTTCCAGATCAACAAGTGTATTAATCGGTAATGGTTCTGCAACTGGTATTCAAATCAAAAACTCTGGTGCTTCGGGCGCAAATAAAAATCATGGGCTAGGGACTAATTCAAATGGTTTTTTAGTTCAGCTTGTTGATACTTCAACTGGAGAGACGGTTTATGCCGATGTTCAGAGGGGTGCTTCGGGTGTTATTAATATTACTTTCAATACAGCCCCCGCAAGTAATGGAATACGAGTGCTAATACAAAATGTAAACTAGCATAATAAATATAATAAAATTTAGTATATGGCTAATCGTTTTTTAAATAACATAACGATTAATGATGAGTACACTCTGCCAAGTGCAGATGGTACAATAAATCAGATAATCACAACAAATGGAGCGGGGCAACTCAGCTTTGTAGACCAAAGCACCGTCGCTGCGGGAACTGCAACTTACGCGACCACCGCAGGCACCGCTACATACGCAACCAGCTCGGGAAGTTCAGATACCGCTAAATCATTGATTATATCTGTTAAAAATTCTACAGGTACTACAATCCCGGCTGGGTCAGTTGTGTGTTTTGATAACTCTGTTGCTACGCCTTCCGGAAATGTTATACCTGTAAAACTAGCAGATAGTAATGGCACTGATTCGATGCCTGGTGTAGGTATTACAACCGGCGCGATATTAGATACCTCTACGGGTCAAGCGATAATGTTTGGCCATGTCTCAGGGTTTGACACTTCTTCTTATTCTACTGGGGATACTTTATATGTTAGCGATGTACCTGGTGAGTTCACGACTTCAAGACCGCGTAATGTAAGATATATTCAAAAAATTGGTATAGTAGTAAAAGTACACGCTTCTAATGGATCATTAGAAATATTTGGAGCAGGTCGTGTAAATGATGTGCCAACACCTTTATATATAGACCACCCTAACCAAAGAGTTGGTATTGGTGCTTCTTTCCCGTCTGAAATATTAGATATAGAAGGAGCAGATCCCTCGGTATTAATAAAAAATACTACGTTTGGCTCAGGAGAATCTTCTTTAGTTTTTAAAACAGCAATGGGAGCTACTAATTCTTTTGCCTTAGATTCGACTAATGATTTAAATTACAAAAACACCCTGGGTGCATCAATTTTTACAATAGAGAACGGCGGCTTCGTTGGGGTTGGAACTACAGACCCAAGATGTCCTTTGCAAGTGTCTTCAGACGAAATTGATACTGATTTTTTAATAGAATCGGGTAACACACAAGCCAGGATGTCGATAAACAATACTTCGACGGGTGACTCGCAAATTAATTTTCAGCTGGGTAACACTAGTAGATTTACTATGGGTGTGGACAATTCCGATAGTGATAAGTTTAAAATATCAGGGGGCGCAGCCTTGGGGAGCAGTGATATGATAGTTTTAGATTCCACGGGCAACGTGGGGATTGGGACAACTAGTCCTAGTGAAAAACTTCACGTTGTTGGCTCAGCTCTTATTGAGGGCTCAAGTACAGAATTAAAAGTAAAAGGAAGCGGGAGCTACGACACAGCTAATATTGTTATGGGTAACGCTGCTCATGATAGCTTTTCAATAGATACTCGAAACGATCCAGGCGATAATAAAACAACTCTCAGTTTTGATTCTTATCTGACAACGGGTACATCAGCAATAACGCTTGGCGATAATTATGTAAATTTAAGTACAGCCGGCTCAACCCGGTTGGTGATCAATTCTTCGGGCAATGTCGGGATCGGGACGGGTAGTCCTGATACAAAACTTGATGTTGCAGGCAGAGCTGTTATAGGAACTGGTAATACACTTACTAACGCAACTAACGCTACCGTAATAGGTAATAGCAATAACCTTACAAGCGATACTATTGTCGATAACTACACAAATTTGGTTCTTGGGGATTATGGCGCGGGTCGTTATGCCAATACTGTAATTAGCGATAGAACATTAAGATTGGGTAGAGCAGATATTATTTCTAATTCTTCTTCCAACACAACTGGTATATTAAATTTTAATGATTCTGCAGAGGCTAACGCTGCTTACTCTAACGTAGGTGGGTTCGTAGGCTACTTCCCGCCGCCTACAACTACAAATGGGTATTACTTTTTCAGCGCCTTCAGCGAAAACGTACAAGGTAGTGCTTTCCAGGCCGGAGGAAGTCCAACAGCTTCCAGAATGAACATGTCAATGGATCCTAACTTAGATTGCGTTGGCTATAAATTTGATTCTAATACTAGTAGCGGAGGCGGTGTTTATTACACTGCAAGTCAAAACAACGCTAACGCTTCTTCTAGAGGTATTGTAACTTTTGATTGTAGACATCAAAACCAAAACTACGAAGCGCCAGACGGGCACAGCTTATTTGAAATAACTTCTGGTTATGGCAGAACTAAATTCATTGTAAAGCAAGCGAATGGCCAATCTAATGTTGGAATTGGAACTTCGAGCCCTCAGGCGCAGCTGCATATAGGTGATTCACAAAGTAATGATTCGGGACTGAGGTTTACAACAATAAACGGAGGTAATAACGATGCGGTTAACATGCACTTCTTAGGAACTCAGCCATTTTCTCCTTTTTATATATCTAGGAAAAATACAGGTGGAGCTGAAATACAACTCCAGTATGACGGGGATATAATATTAAATGGCAATAACGGCGATAATGTTGGGATTGGCACAACCCAACCACAACAGCAACTTCACGTAGCTGGTACATCTTTATTTGGTGGTAATATTTATTTTGGAACAGGCACGTCTAATTATATAAATGGAACCGGGGGTGGTTTTAATGTTTACGCTAATAGCAATTTAAAATTCGCTGTTAAATACGGAGGACACACAGAGGTGTATGACGATTTAGAAGTGGACGGGGACATGCTCTGCGAGGTTGTTGGTAAAGGCTTAGTGTTAAAATCGCCAAATGGAACAAGATATAGAATAAAAGTAGACAATAGCGGTAATTTATCAACAGAAACATATTAAATAAAAGAAATGGCAATAGTATATAATTGGAATTGTAAAACAGTAGATGTACACCCTCAAGAAGAGGGAGAAATAAATGTGGTATATAATGTGCATTGGATTTTAACCGGCACCTCAGACAGGCTCGACCCAGAGGGTAACCCGTATCAAGCAACAACTATTGGCACACAAGTTGTACCTTTAAACCATGACACTGAATTTATACCTTTTGAAGATTTAACAAATGAAATAATAGTTGATTGGACTAAAGAATCTATGGGAGAAGAAATGGTGGCTGATATAGAATCTGGCGTACAACAAATAGTTAATTTAAAAATAAATCCAATTTCTGTAACTATGACGATAGGGGGTTAAGTAAGAAACACTAAAACTACGTAATATATAAAGTATACCCGGCACGGGAAAGTGCAAACCAATAATAACATAAAAACCAAAACCAATGACGTTTTATTACGAGACTAATTCGTGGACTAGTCAACCACAACAAGACGAAAACCGAATTAAACTGTGGAACCATATAGCCGACAAAGTAAATTGGCGCATAGTTCAACTACCAAACGGTTATTACCAAACAGAATACCAAGATCTTCGGAATGAAGAAACCTGGAAGGATGTTACGCGGCGCGAAACAATGGAGGCCGCTGAAACTTCAATAGATAAAACTATTGAACACTACAAAAAGAAAGTTGAATTTTTGAACGGACCCAAAGTAGTTAAGACCTTTAAATAAGTACGCTGCTAGCAAAGAGTTAATTAAATTAAATTAAATTAAATGGAATACAATAATCCGAGCGAAATAGTAAAAACGCTCACTTTCGGCAGTGATGCTAAAAAACAAATTATCCAAGGCGTTGAAAAATTATCAAATGCTGTAAAGAGCACATTAGGCGCTTCAGGTAAATGTGTAATATATGAAGATGCCCTTGGTAGGCCGGTGATAACAAAAGACGGTGTAACCGTTGCAGAAAGCGTAGTCTTATTACATCCGGTTGAAAACATAGGGGCAACCTTAATAAAGGAAGCTGCTAGTAACACTGTAAAAGAAGCTGGAGACGGCACAACAACATCAACTGTGTTAGCACATTCGTTGTTAAAAATTGCAAACAAAAAATTAGATGAAGAAGAAGTTAGAGAACTTAAAGCAGGCATTATTAGTGGCGCTAACAAAGTTAAAGTATATCTTGATAAGTCCAGTACTCAAGTTGAAGGCGAAATGCTTAAAAATGTTGCTATCATTAGCTGCAATAACGACGAAGAGCTTGGAACCAAAATTGGCAAAGCTTATGAAAAAGTTGGAAAAAATGGCGTCGTATTAATGGAGGAATCCGATACAAACGAAACTTATGTTGAGTTTGTTGACGGAGCACAATTTGACAGCGGGTTAAAAACAACACATTTAGCTACTGATAAAAATAAAGGGATAGCTGTATTAGAAAATCCTTTTGTACTTATAGTATCTTCACCGATACCGAATATTAGAAGAATACAGAATGTGCTTGAGCACACTATAAAACAAAAAAGAAGCTTACTAATTGTAGCTGACGTAGAGCAGCAGCCTTATGCAACTCTTTTAGCAAATAAAGTTAAAGGTAATATAAAGGTAAATATAGTAGATCCGCCGGGGTTTGGGCCAACCAAGCAGCAGACGTTAGAAGACTTAGCGATGTTGACGGGGGCGAAGATCATAAATGAGGAGTTAGGAGACGATTTAGATTTAATAGACCCTAATGTACTAGGCAATGCGTTTAAAGCTGTTACGGACGATAAAAACACTGTTTTACAAGTAGAAGAGATTAACGAAGAAATTGCTTTGCGCATAATTGACGTTGAAAAACAAATAGAAGAAGAATCTAACCCGTTTTTTAAGAAAAAATTAGAACAAAGATTGTCAATGCTCACTGGCCAAGTCGGTATTGTATATGTTGGGGCAGATTCTAAGGTAGAGTTAAAAGAAAAGAAAGACAGGGTCGAAGACGCAATACACGCTACTAAAGCAGCTTACAAAGAAGGTATAGTTGCTGGTGGAGGTGTAGCTTTATTAAACGCCTCTACATTATTAAAAGCTAAAAATAAAGGCGAAGAGATATTGCTAGAAGCAATAAGATCACCATACGAGACTATATTAGAAAATGCCAATATACCTATTGCATATCCTCAAATTAAAAATAGAGGTATAGATGTTAAAACAGGTAAAGATGTTAATATGATTAAGGCTGGAATTATAGACCCTGTATTAGTTACTAAGTCAGCATTGAAAAACGCTGTAAGTGTAGTAACGACTATAATATCTGCGGATTGTGTAATCAGTAATAAAAGGTTGGCATGAAAGCGATAAATCACTTTGTAATTGTAGATAAGATAAAAGAAGCGCCGTCAAAAGTAGGCGGACTAGAACTTACTGAAAAACAAAATAAAGATGTACGTTACATTAAAGGCAGGGTTATTAGCGTAGGCGACCAGATAGACATGCTCCAAGATGGAGACTTGGTTAGGTATGATCGACACGCAGGGCATGGCATTGAATGGAAAGATCATTTGTATTATGTTTTAAAAATTTCAGATATAGTACTTATAGAATGAGGCTAAGCGGGCAAGACTTGCAAGATATGAATTTATTAAAGTATTACAGGCTTATCAGAAGATGGGCCTGTAAAACTTACAATTTAAAAGATGCTGATTTGGAGCTGCTTATTTATTTAGATTGCAAAAAGCTTTTTACACGTAATGATTTTATTAATGGCGTATACACTTATAGCTGGGATAAAAACAGATGGGAGCGGCTGCGCAGAGAAGGGTGGATTGATGTTTTTAAAGAGCGCAATAGAACAACCTCAAAATACGCGGCGTATAAAACGTCAAACAAGTGTAAATTACTTATTAAAAGAATATATAGAATAATGTTGGCCGAAGAAGATTTGCCAACGTCTGAAAGAAGTGCATTTTATAAAAACAAAACATATACTGATAAAGTCTTTAACAAGGCTATTGAAGATATGATTAACGATAAAGAACGATAGCATGAAAAAAGGAATAGGACCAAACAATTTAGGAGCGCCAAAATCTCCTACAAAAATATTAGGTGCAATTGCTGGAGCAGTAGCGCCGGCATTAATTAAAGGCGCGGCGGGTGCGTTGGCTGGAAAATTAATGGGCGGTAAAAAAGAGTAATGGCATTTAAGTTAAAGTCTAAAGGCGAAATATTCGGCATCAACGAAGAGTTATCTGAGTTTGGTAGACCAGTGTTTGAAAAATCTTTGGACAATGGCGTTATAGCTGAAGCGAATAGAGACGGCACTACTTTTATAAACAAAAATGTCTCTGCTCAACAAAAAAAAGAAGCGGTAGATCACGAAAACGTACACCACGATCAAATGCTTCAAAATAGATTGCAATATAGCAATGAGGAAGTGATTTGGAAAAAAGACACTAGATCTCCTGCTAGAAAATACGAAAGAGTTGGAGGAGCGCTTTTTAGCGCGGGCCAAAAGCTACAAGAAGGACACGCTTCATTTGAGTGGGAAGATGAAGCTTATAAAAACGATTAAAATGAAAGCAACACCTATAACGCAAAAATGTAAAAGTTCACCAATGAAGATGAACATGGCTTTGGTAGAAGGAAACGCCCAAACTTTAGATAGATTTGAAGATTCTATAGGAGGTATGGTCAGCACAGCTCTAGATAAAGATAAAAAGACTCAGCAAGTAGCTCCAGAAAAAGCAGCTACAGCCGAGCCACCAAAAGTGGACTATACTAAAAAATTTAAAGAAATGGGGGAAGATCTATCTAAAAAAGATTTTAATATAGAGATACCCGATATGTCAACAGCAATAAAAAACCTATCCGGATTTTAAAAACTAACAAAATGAATAAACCAATCACATCAAGAGTGCAGCACGCTACTGATAAAGGCATGGTTCGCCAACCGCTTTTAAACATGGGCTCCCCTGTAAAACAAAAAGTAAAGCTTGAAAACAAAGCTAAAGAAACTATAGAGCAAACGGATTCTTACCAAGGCGGCAAACTAGGCGTTCAAACATCAAAAACTACAGTTAAGCCGGATAAACTTGTAAAGGGTAAAGAAATAATGAAAACTGTTAACACGGATACTTACGACGGGTCCGGTGGATACGCTTCTGATAAGGATTGGAATGCGTTCTTAAAAACGCCTAAAGGAAAAGCGTATTTAGAGAAAAACACTAAGCAGGTTGGCACAGGAACATACGAGCCTGATACTTATACCCCAGGCACTACAACCAAAACTACAGATTTTAATTCATACAAAGTAGCTGTTAAAGGCGACGCTAAGCGCCCATGGCAAAGACGATTTGACAACAGAGGTATCAAGATTGGTGGAAGAGAGACTAGACAAGCTGGAAATAAAATTGATAAGACAAATAGAAAGCTTAGTGAATACGCTAAATTTGATACAAACAAAGACGGTAAATTTAGCGCAGCGGAAAAAAGTGTTATGGGTAAAGGCGGATTTTTAGGTTTAGGAAAATCACAAAAGAAGTTTGAAAAGCTTGGGCGAAAGCTTGCCGAAAATAAAGCGGAATATGAAGGATTTAAGGGTGGTAGAGATGCTGCTATTGCTCAATCTATACAATCAGTTAAAATGGGTAACAAGATTGATCTAGGAGAAAGAGATGCGCGTTTAAGCGACGCAGGTGGTTTTGATAAGCAAAGAGAAGCTTTATCAAACTCTTCAAGCTCAAAAATGAAAAGTAGTCCATATAAGATGATGCCAAAAAGCCCAGCTATGAAAGCTTTAATTGGTAATCAAAAAAATTTACCTGACGCTTTAAAACAAAAAATCTTAAATTCAAAAGGATAATATTATGGCTTATATTCAAAACTCCCCGTTTAAAAAAAGCGGGGCTTGGGCCAGAAAAGAAGGCCAATCAGAAACTGGAGGGCTTAACCAAAAGGGTGTTGATGCTTACAGAAGAGAAAACCCGGGGTCTAAATTAAAAACAGCAGTAACAACTAAACCTTCCAAATTAAAACCGGGTAGCAAAGCCGCTAAGCGTAGAAAATCATTTTGCGCTAGAATGAGTGGTGTAAAAGGTCCAATGAAAAAACCAAACGGTAAACCAACAAGAAAGGCTTTAGCGTTAAGAAAATGGAATTGCTAATGGAGATAAAAGGATTAGGGGATACCATAGAAAAATTTACAAAAGCAACTGGAATAAAAAAGCTAGCCGATAAAATCCCTGGCGGGTGCGGTTGTAATAAAAGAAAAGAAAAGTTAAATAAAATGTTTCCATACAAATGAAAAAAATTTGGGAATGGCTTACCGGTAATGTTATAAAAGAAGTTGGTGATGTCATTGATAAATTAACCACAACTAAAGAAGAAAAATTAGAAGCTCAGCGGTTAATAACTGAGATTCTTGAAAAAGCAGATAAAGAAGCACAAGAGCAAGTAACAGCAAGATGGCAAGCGGATATGAATTCAGATTCGTTTTTATCTAAAAACATAAGGCCCATGGTTCTTATATATTTAACTGTTATCTTTACAGCACTATGTTTTTTTGATGGCAATATAGGAGAGTTTAAAATAGCAGAAGACTATATACCAATTTTTCAATCTTTATTAATAACAGTTTACGGGGCGTATTTTGTTGGGCGTACCTGGGAAAAAGCAAAAAAATCCAGCAATAACAATTAAATTAAATAAAATGAGTAAAGTAAAAGATTTAGTATCAAAAATAGAAAACGACGAATTATCAGATTTGCAAGAGCTTGTAAAAAACATTAACCAATACCAATTACAAATTGGTGGTTTTGAAGCACAGAAGCATGACTTATTACATCAATTAGTTGGTATTAAGCAAAGCTTAAATGACTTACAAAAAAACCTTGAGGATAAATACGGGAATGTTTCTATAGATATCCAAAGCGGGGAAATCAAAGAAAATGACTCTCCTAAGAAAGATTAGTATAGGTAAAGACTATAAAAATGACGCCATGCACTACTCTGTTGGACAGGAAGTGTATGGTGGTCATACTATAGTTAACATTATAGAGGAAGAAGAAAAGTACTCTGTCTATATACAAAAAGGCAATGATGTTATACCCTGGAAAGATTTTAATAAAAATATGGCAATAGCCATTGAATATAATATTGAATACTAATGAATGGGGTTTTTGATTTTATTATAAAACCAGTTAGCAAAAGATACAATAATTCTAAAACAATTGATAATACAGAGCTAATATTAAATACCGATTTACAGGATCATAATTTTGTTTCAAGGATAGGTGTTGTAATGGGTTTACCTATAAATAACCAAACAGGTATATGCTTAGGCGATGAAGTTATTGTGCATCATAATGTTTTTAGAAGATACAGAGATATTAGAGGTATTGAAAAAAATAGCAGAAGCTATTATAAAGATGATTTATATTTTGTAAATGAAATGCAAATATACGCTTATAAGCATATAATTAAATGGATACCATTAACGGGATATAACTTCGTTGCCCCTATAAAAGAAGACAAAATGTTTTCTATTGATTTTGAAAAACCTTTAAAAGGCATATTGAAATATAAAGATCCAGCTTTAAAAAGTATAGAGCCTGGAGATATAGTCGGTTTCCGACCTGGTATGGAATATGAGTTTATTATTAATAAACAAAAATTGTATCGCATACCAACCAATCAAATTACAATTAAATATGAATATCAAGGAAACGAAGAAGAATATAATCCAAGCTGGGCATAAAGCAGTTGAAGAATTAATTAAAGTAGCTAAAGAGGCTATAGTCGATTCAGATGATGATATATCTGCTGACAGGCTTAAGAACGCAGCTGCTACAAAAAAGTTAGCTATATTTGACGCTTTCGAGATATTATCTCGTATACAAGATGAAGAAGCTATATTAGAAAATAAACCTAAAGAAGAAGAGAAAGCAAAAACTTTTTCAGGGTTTGCAGAAAGAAGATCTAAATAATGTACGAGCAAAATTTATATAGAGTAGATACTCCTATAAAAGCTAATACAATAGCTAGATTAAATAAATCAAAAAAGTGGAAGTACGGTTATAACAAAGAACACGATGTTGTAGTTATAAGTAAGACTGGGCAAATCGGTGAAATATATAATATTCAAAATTTAAGAATTGCATTACCAAAAACTCCCGCTAAAATAGACAAGTCACAGGATAAATGGGCTGCAGATGAGTACCCTAGCGAATTAAAAAGAATACAAAGCGTTTTTGATTGGCGAGAATATCCGGAAGACTTCAAAGAAAAATGGGAACCATATATAGATGAACAATTCAAACGCAGAGAAGAAGGCCATTGGTTCAATAATAAAGGCATGGCTACTTACATTACTGGCACTCACTTTATGTACTTGCAGTGGAGCAAGATTGACGTTGGGAAGCCAGACTTTAGGGAAGCAAACAGACTATTCTTTATATTCTGGGAAGCTAGTAAAGCAGACTCACGATGTTATGGAATGTGCTATCTTAAAAACCGTCGTTCAGGATTTTCATTTATGTCTTCAGCAGAAACCGTTAACCTGGCGACAATTACGTCAGATGCACGGTATGGTATCTTGTCTAAGTCTGGAGCGGATGCTAAGAAAATGTTCACAGACAAGGTTGTACCAATATCCGTCAACTACCCGTTCTTTTTCAAGCCAATCCAGGACGGTATGGACAGACCCAAAACCGAACTTGCCTATAGAATACCAGCCAGTAGACTCACTAGAAAATCCATACAAAATAAACAAGACCAGGAATTATTGGAGGGGCTCGACACCACAATCGACTGGAAGAACACAGGCGACAACTCATATGATGGAGAGAAACTTAAACTCCTCGTCCACGATGAATCGGGTAAATGGGAAAGGCCGGACAACATCCTCAACAACTGGAGGGTTACGAAAACAACATTAAGGTTAGGTAGTAGAGTTATAGGTAAATGTATGATGGGGTCGACATCTAACGCTTTAGATAAGGGAGGTGAAAACTTTAAAAAACTTTACAATGACTCGGACGTTACAAAAAGAAACCGCAATGGACAAACTAAGTCAGGATTATATTCTTTGTTCATTCCTATGGAATGGAATTACGAAGGATTCATTGACAATTATGGAATGCCTATATTCGAAGACCCACCAGCAGATTGCGTTGGCCCACACGGGGACGCTATCGAAGTCGGGGTTATTGAACATTGGAACAATGAGGTAGAAGGATTAAGAGGCGACCAGGATGCTTTAAATGAGTTTTATAGGCAGTTTCCGCGCACAGAAGAGCATGCGTTTAGAGATGAAACTAAAAATAGTATATTTAATTTAGTAAAAATATACGAGCAAATAGATTATAACGAAGATCTGTCAAGCACTAATGTAGTAAATATTGGTAGCTTTTCGTGGGAAAATGGAATAAAAGATACTAAGGTTAAATTTACACCAAACCCTAACGGTAGGTTTAAAATAACTTGGGTCCCTAATTATGAATTGCAAAATAAGCAATACACAAAAAACGGTTTTAAATTTCCAGGGAATGAACATATTGGCGCTTTCGGGTGTGATAGTTATGACATATCAGGGACAGTTGATGGCAAAGGGTCTAAGGGAGCATTGCATGGGCTAACTAAGTTTAGTATGGAAAATGCCCCACCAAATTCATTTTTTTTAGAATACATTGCAAGACCTCAAACTTCTGAAATGTTTTTTGAAGATGTGCTTATGGCTTGTGTATTTTATGGAATGCCCATATTGGCTGAAAATAACAAACCTAGGTTGTTGTACTACTTTAAAAGAAGAGGATACAGAGGCTACTCAATGAATAGACCAGATAAGATATGGAATAAGTTATCGGTAGCCGAAAAAGAAATAGGCGGAATTCCAAACTCAAGTGAGGATATTAAACAAGCCCACGCAGCCGCTATAGAGGCTTATATAGATAAATATGTAGGCTTAAAAGCAGATGGGCAATATGGGGACATGTATTTTAACACCACCCTAAACGATTGGGCAAAATTTGATATAAATAAAAGAACAAAGTTTGATGCGGCTATAAGTTCAGGGCTTGCTATAATGGCTTGTAATAGACATTTATATAGACCAGTTGCTCCTGTTCAAAAACAAAAGTTAAATTTAAATATTGCTAAATATAAAAATAGCGGTACAATATCGAAAATAATAAAATAACGTATGGCTGAGTCAGTTGTAAAAAGTTTTTTTCCTAGCCAAGTTGCTAGTGACGAAGAAAAAATGTCATCAGAGTATGGCCTTCGGGTAGGTAGAGCTATTCAGGACGAGTGGTTTAAATCAGACTCCGGCACTTCGAGATATAGAAGCAATCAAAATACATTCCATAATTTAAGGCTATATGCTAGAGGTGAACAACCAATACAAAAGTATAAAGATGAATTATCAATAAACGGTGATCTATCTTATTTAAATTTAGATTGGAAACCCGTTCCTATTATATCAAAGTTTGTTGATATATTAGTTAACGGTATAGCTGAAAGAGCTTTTGATATAAAGGCATATTCACAAGATCCTTACGGGGTGAGCAAACGAACAGCTTACATGGAATCTATCATACGTGATATGCAAACGAAAGAGCTAAATGAATTTGCGGAAGCTGAATTTGGTATTAATCTTTTTGAAAATGATCCAGAGCTTTTGCCTGACAGCCAGGAGGAGTTAGAGCTGCATATGCAACTGACATATAAGCAAGCTGTTGAATTAGCGGAAGAGCAGGCAATACAAACTTTGTTAAACGGTAATAATTATGATTTAACAAAGAAAAGA